GCAATGAACAAAGACTCTGGACTTGTAACATGGCGCGTAAAGACGCAGGAGAAGCAATGCTTCAACTTCTTAATTTGCAAGAATCTCAAAAGAATCAAGAAAATCAAAAACCAATATGATTGACAAGTATTAAGAAGTATAGTAAGATAAATTTAAACAAGGATTGGTGGCCGAGTAGTCGAAGGCGGCAGACTGTAAATCTGTAGAGTGATTCCACGCTAGTGCAAATCTAGCCCAATCCACTTAGAATAGAAAAAATACTATCTTTTAAAAAGCCGTGGCTAATTTTCTCATTCCCGTAGCAATAGGGATCGGAGCTAATCTATTATTATCTCTATTTGCTCCTAAACCCCCTACCCAACAAAAAGGAAAAATTGAGGATACTGGTGTTCCCGATGCTGAATACGGCAGAAGCCTATCCTATCCTTTTGGAAGGGTGAGGAAAGAAGGGCTAACTATGATGTGGGGGATTCCTCTTAAGGAAGTCGTCACGTCCGAAAGACAAGGCGGAAAAGGTGGTGGTGGTGGGCAAACTACCGAAGTTTACACTTATTTTTTGACAGCCGCTTATCCAATTGCTAGAAAAATTGGCTCTGTTAGGCGAGTTTGGATGAATAGCGTCCTTGTTTACAACTCTGAAACCAATGACGAAAAAAGCCTAAAATTTATTGAACACACAACTATTTATACTGGCAATCAAACTACACCATCTTCTGTTATTCAATCAAAAGAATCCAACCCAGTACCTGCTTTTACTGGAATGTCTTTTTTACTTTTTAATAATTATCCGATTGCTAATTACGACGGCACTGGATTTCCTACTATTGATGTTGAAGTGATTGGAGAAAGTGGAAACAATCCAAAAATAAAAGATATTTTGAAAACTATTTGTAAATTAGCTGGTAGAACAGACGATCAAATTGACGTAACTGATATTCCTAATGATTACCAAATTCAAGGATTTGATTTATTGTTTGATGGGACATCTTTTGCTGATCAGTTAGAAGAACTTATGAGAGCTTTTTTTATTGTGACAGGGGAGCCAAAAGATAAAATCATTTTTAAAAGACAAGAACAATCATCTGATCCTATTTTTATCCCTAAAAGCTCTTTTGGGTCTAAAAAATTTGGAGAAAATCCTATTGACTTTAATGAAAAAAAACTGACTCATTTTAGAGAAACCCCTAGTGCTGTTACGGTATCCGGACTAAATGTTTTAAAAAATTATGAAACTATTACCGCAGTAGCTAAAGACCCATCAGATACTCACACAAACGAGTTTAGTTTTCAAACTAAACTAATAGATATAGATATGTTTTTCATGAATATCGCCTCAAAAATTCTTTTTTTAGGGAAAACGCAATCAAAAACTTTTTCAAAAATGTTTTTATTACCAGCATGGGAAAATTTAAAGGTTGGGGATATAATTTTTACTGATAATAATAACAATTATCATCAAGAATTGATGCAAATTACAAAGAAAGTAAGAGGAGTAAATTATTTAATTGAAATTGAAGCTACTCGATTTCAAGGAGTAGGATATTTACCAGATATTCCTGTAGATAACGAATTTCCACCAGACAATAACATTCCTCGTCCCTATAACGAATTTCCACCAGACAATAACATTCCTCGTCCCTACGGACGCGCTAACGCTATTCCTATTGAATGCCCAATAGTTAGTAGCCGAGATGCAGACATGGGAATTTATGTGGCGATTGAAGGTAACTCTAGTTTTAACAGAGGAGCATTATTTTATTCTGATGACAACGGATTAAGCTATGATTTTGCTATTGGCAATGTTGCCAGCAGCGTAACTGGTACTGTATTAAGCTTCTCCCCAAATTTTAACAACGCTTCTCCTAGTTTTATTGACGATTCAAATTGGATACGAGTAAGCATGAATTCAGGGCAATTAGAGCCAGTTACTCTTGAAACATTTCTATCAGGCAAACAATTAGGCTGGTTTTCTACTGGAGAAATTATAGCTTTTAAAAATGCTGCTATTGTGTCCAATAATCCCCTAACCTTTGATATTTCATATACAATTCGTGGAGTCAAAGGAACTGAACCGGCTATCTCTAGGCATATAATAGGAGAAAAATTCGTGTTACTAACTAATTATTTAGTTCGATACCCCTTAAATCTTTCTGATATTAATCGAGAATATTTATTAAAAGTAGTTCCTAATGGATTACTTGAAACTGATATAGAGGAGGAAGTCTCTCACACAATCACCTTAGAAGGATTAAAGCCCTTCCCTTGTGCTGTAAGAGGGGAAAAAGATAACAACGATTTAATTATTACTTGGTATCGACGGACGCGGTTAGATGGTCGTTGGATCGACTATATTGATATTGCTTACGCAGCAGGAGAGTTGGACAGCTATGTAGTTAGAATTTACGATGGGGATACAATAAAACGAGAATGGTCAGTATTGTCAGCCCGAAGCGTCGTTTACACAGAGGCACAACAAATAGCCGATTGGGGGTCAGTCCAATCGGCTTACACAGTACGAGTTTTTCAAAATTCAAGCTATCCAGTGCCTTTTAAAGAATCACTGGCAACGATTATTTGACTGGAATCAAGACCATTATCGCCTGACATAGTGGGATTAGCGAGATGTAATTTTAGGGGCATAATTACAAGCTATTTCTCACAAAATTGAAGATAATGGAATATGTCGTCATATTCTTTATTCATTTTACGAACCCAAGCTTCAAGAGTAGCTATTTCGCTATAATCAAACCATTCTCCGTGTCCAGATAATTCTTTTTCACGATCTATAAATTCTGCCAGTTCAATTTTGGGAAAATGCCACGCTATTCTAACTTTTTGAGTTTTTCTCGACTCGTCTAATAAATCATTACGACCCATTAGCATTTTTTCATTTACTAATGTTGTATTCATTTGATTTGTCTTCTTTGTTTTGACTACTTTTCTAATATAGATCGATTCTCTCGACAGGTGTTGGCGAAGTGTGACAGTTTATCAAGTGTCACTGTGGATACTTTTGTATCAAATATATCTTCTGTTCTTTTGTATTTTGATTGTACTAAGGGAATTGGATCAGATTTTTTTCAATAACCGATTTACTAGCCTTTGCTTGGTCAATTAATTCGCAAATTTCTTGGGCTAACTTACCATGTCCTTGTCTTGCTTCGTGTGCAGCCATCTGTAGGGGATCAGAATAAAATTGCTGATCTTCTCCTTCTACATGACTTTTTAGAAGTGCTAGGATATGGCGGGCAGTGGACATGATAGACACCTCGTTAAGTTAAACTCTCCATCATACTTAATGATTTTAACTGTGACAGGGACTACGCCGATTTAAAAAGCTGTAGAATTAATTAATCATCGTCCTCGAAAATGTCTTGACTATCGAACCTCTTTTGAGGTATTATATGGAATAGGATCAAATAATGATGCACTTCATTTTTGAATTGGCGCTTTCTATTAACGATAAACGCTTTACCAAAATATCTAAATACGTTTGCATTGCCTCTGATTGCTGTTCCAAAAGAGCTAGTTGCTCTAATGAAATGCTTTCATGTGGCGATTCCAACGCCTTGTTTAAAGCAGTTAGCCTTTCTTCAAGCTCCGTTTTCTCTTGTTTTAATCTATCTAACCAGGACATAATCAATCCTCCTCTATTGTGTAAACTTATTCTAACTTTTCACGATCCAAAAACGAATAAATTTTTTTAATCAATTCTCCACTATCAGAAAAAACATTACTATCGGAATATTTGGTTGTACTGGCTTCTTCAAAAAATATATTAATTCCCTCTGACCATTCAGCTTTTAACTCTGAGTCATCTACTTGCTCTAATAGATTATTACTAAGAGATTGAAGTTCTTGAAGCTGTGTTTTGACATGAGGTGCTTTAGCATAAATTCTTCCCCAAGTGGTCAAAAAATCAAGAGTTTGTTCGGCAATTAAAGGGGTTCCGTCCGCAAGACTAACTTTAAAAAAAGCGTCGAGGGCAGGGGCAAGAAGCGCAAAAATTGGTAATTCCCAACTATTGACAGAAGCGGCAAGAACAAGTAGGCTGATTCTAGATGGACTATCAGAGGGAATACTATTGCGAGATAAAATTGACGCAATAAATAACCAAATAACCTCATTATTAATCTCGCTGTCATTCTGTAGAAGCTTACGTCCCAATACTCCTAATCCGATTTCTAAAGCTTCGATCGATCCCAGTGTCAACAGAGCGGCAAACTCTCTAACATGACTATCTACCTTTTTCAGATTGCCGAAAGCTCTATCAATTTCTTCTCTAGCTTTATCACTATTGCCAGAGTCTAAAAATTGCTGTACTATTCTAAGTATCGTTGTCATTCTGTTTGGGGCAAAGGGATAAAGGTAGCTTTCTATTATTTTACCACTCCTAAAGTAGGTACTCGATAAATTAGTACAGGCGGGTATTCATGAATATAGGTCTTCATCACGCCATTTATTGAGTCAGCGTGAATGTACTCACTATCTCCCAGATAAATCCCCACATGACCATTTACTCCTGACTTACGAAACATCAAAATATCTCCTTTACACAAATCACCTTCAACTCTATCTAGTAACCGATCAAGAAATTTGACTAAGAAGTTATTCCGGGGAATCCGTTCATAGTTTTCAATAATGAAATCATGGGGCAAGAATCCGACTTCAATCCCTACGCCAGCGATAAATCCTACACAATCGGTTCCAATCCCTTTAAGCGATTGACCATGAAACCAAGGAGTACCGAGCCATTCAAGAGCTTCGGTAACAATTTGATTACCCAAAGAATCGTTTTTTAGTTCGTTCATTTTGTGTATTTTCCCGTTCTTTCAATTGATTCAAACTATAACCCATATCATTCCGTGATTCTACAGTCACGTTATTGGTGTTATTAATTACCAAAGACTGATTAGAGCTATTGTTATTTGAGGTTGTGGAGTAATTAGGCTTACCCCCGACAAATCCTCCATTAGCATAGTTCTTAATAGGAGCATTATTTCTGTAGTCTAGATAGGCTTCTGTTTCTTTAGGGTTGAGAATTAATTCATCTTCATTGGCTACGATTAATCGAGGTTTTCGGCCTCCCGACATTGCTCGTTCACGCTGAAAAGCTGAAATGATATTTTTCTCTATCGGAACATTAGCATCTCCAACTTTCCCACCATCACTAAATAGGCTGAATCCTGTACCTAGAGAAAAGGCAGAAGCCGGAGCAGAAGCAAAGCTAGAGGCTCCTACACTACCAAGTGATCCAATCGAACCAAGTCCCCCAAGTCCTCCACTAAAAATCCCTGTTATTCCGCTAAGTAGTCCATTAAATAAGCCACCTCCGCCACCGCCACCAAAAATAGAAGAAAAGATGTTACCTGCTGGTTTAAAGATACTGTTTAGAGCGTTAGTGAAGAAATTGCCTACTGGCCCGATGATTGCATTAAATAGCGATTCAAAAGCTTGAGTAATTGGCTTTGTAAATCCATCGATAGCAGAAGTTAGAGCATCAATAGCAGGCTTGGTAATACCCTCAACAAATTTTGTCATAATATTTAATCCAAGACTACTAAAAGCTGATCCTATTCCTTTTCCTTCTCTAATGTCAGAGAAAAAGCTTTCAGCTGCGCCACGATTTGGGGAAGCGTCTAACTCCGCTCGTTCTAATCTTAATTCTGTAAGTTTTTCCCATTCCGAGCGAATATTAGCCACATATTCAGCGTACTGTGGCAAGTCTTTGTACGGTTCTAAATAATCCTCTAGTTCCTCTTTTTCTTTTTGTAGGCTAATACGTTCGGCAAGGATAGCAGAATTATCAAATAATCCAAAACCAGACTGAAATTCTAGTTGCATTCTTTGGATAGTTAAATCATTTAACCGATCACGAATACTCCTGACTGTATCTCTGGTTTTTCTAAATGATGCTTCTAAGGTAGCTACTCCCTGATTTCTGCCTAATTGTTCAATTGCTTGATCAAGAATTGTTACCTGTTCTTTAGCTAATTCAGCGTTTTTAGCTAAAGCATCAATACTATCTGTCATTTTCTTGAGAAATTCAGGGGGGAGAGCTATACCTTTTCTTTGAAATTCTCCTAAGATTTCTTTTATCGCGTCGCTGTATTTTTGTTGAGCCTCAGCATTTAAAAGTAAAGTCCGTCGCTGGTCTTCTAGTGATTCAATCTGAGAGCGATATTGTCGAGAGACTTCTGTAGCACTCTTATTAATTTCTTCTTGTACTGTCAGATACCCTTTAGAGTTGATAGTCAAATCAGCGACATTCTCGGAAGCATCTCTTAAAGTGCGTTCTAATGCACGGGCATCTTCCTCTTGCTGCCGTCTAAATTTCATTGATCTGTCAAGAGCATTGTTTAGATTTTGTTGCTCTTCTAGCCGTCTTGAAAACTCCTCAGCGTTTTGGTTGGCTGTTTCAGCGTTGCGAATTTGATCAGCCGATGCGCCAAGATTACCCGTAGGAAGATTGGGAACGGGAGGTAAATTAGGACTCTGGAAGTTAATCGGATTTTCTTTGAGAACCGGTGGTAAATCGGCATCCCAGAAATTATCTCGGTTTTGATTAGGTAGAGCCGGTAATTGGGCTATAGGTGGAGGACTACTAAATTCTGGACCGCCTTTTCCTTCTTTTGTTTCTTCTTTTGTTAAAACACGGGCAGGAGAAGGGTTAGAGGTGGAGTCTTTAATGGATTGGCTAATTGCATTAGTAGCATTAGTTATTATTTTTCGATTATTTAGTTGATTGCCGTTAATGTTTGCATAAGCAGTTACAATATATTCTTTCCCATTAATGTTTACCAGTCCAACGTTACCAATAACTTTAGAGTTATTTCCAATTTTTCCGCCGATTTCATTATTATACTTAAAATTTCTTGTTTGTCTCAGAGATTGTTCAGCTAATTGACTTGCAGGATTTTGATTTTTAATTAAAGACTGCATAGCTAACGTTACGTCTTGTGCTGTTGAAATGTTTGGAGTTCCACTGCCTGGTATATTTAAATACCTAGAAATAGTAGTGTTTTTATAACCTTCTTTTCTGGCTAATTCTGTAGCTTTGGTTAGCCCACCTAGCCGATCAATTAAAACATTAGTTGCCGTATTATCTGACTTTTCTAGCATTAACTGTACTAGCTGTTCAACTGTTTTAACTTGATTGGCTTTTAATTGTCCGTGTGGATCAACCAAAGGCAATTTTATGGCGATAGCATCTTTTAAGGAAAGTTTTCCGCTTGTTATTTCTTTGGCAATCAAATCAGCAATAATGACTTTAATTGTACTAGCTGGTGACGCTGGGGGTGTTTGAGCGTTTTTAGAATATACAGTTTTTCCGCCAACTTCTTGAACTAAAACAGATTGAATATTTTTTGGTAATCTGTTGGTGATTTGTTGCTGAACCGATGGAGAAGGGTTAGGAGTGGAAGTTGATAGAGTGGGTGAACCGCCTTGATTTCTTCTGATTTGTCGAATACGGTTTGATGCTCCACTGTTAGCAGGATTGCCGTCATATCGCAGTGCGTCTAGTTCGGATTGAGTACGAGGGGCATTTGGTTGGTATTTTCGCAAAGACTGATCGTAAACCTTTAACAGGTCTTCCATCCGTTTCATACCTTGCCCTGGGTAATTAGCCCCTGGGAAAGATGCCCATTCTTTGCGGGTTGCGTTAATTGCCCCACGAATATCTCCCTTAAGAAGCTCGTCCAATCCACCTCTCATTAGAATACGGCTTAATGCGACTAAATCTTGAGAGACAGGAGAAAAATCTTTTAATCCTAATTTTGCTTTTTCTTCATTCCATGTAAAATCCATGATCTGGTATCTTCCAGATGCCGATGAACTGGTTGATCCAAACGGAATTCTTTGGCGTGGATGGTCTGCAAAAGAACTAAATTGTCCATGGCCAAAAAGGGTGTTATATCCCTGATTTGGCATCTTGGCAGTACCTTCTGCGTAAGCAATAACATCAAGAAAGGCTTTGACGCGAGGATTGTTTAAATGCTGAGATAATTCTTGACCGCGTGGTGTTAACCCTTTGGGAATTGAAGACGACTGTGGCGGTGGCGGTGGTAAAAACCCTCCCCCATTCCACACAGGAGCAGGGGTGAAATTATTAGGTGCTGGTAGTATCAAACCTTCCTTAGCTTTTCTAATTCCCTCCGCAGTTTCTTCTATACTTTTTATTAAGTCTTCTCCAGAAGTCTTAATATTTGGGGGAATAGCCACTAACTCAGAATTGATTAATTTAATTGGTTCTGGAAGTGTATTAAGATTTGTGACAATATCCTTGATTGATTGGGGAATAAAGCCT